AAAGGGAGGTGGAGTGATGGAACCACTTGAAATAACAATTGAAAGGAGAGAAATATGGAAACCCCGCCGTTAGAGATGAGCGCCGCCGCCGTAATGTGGGACTGGGCGCTGATATGGGTGCCGTTCATCCTCGCCCCGCTGCTTTTGACGCTCGGCGCTGCGCTGGCTGTCCTGTGGGCGTTCCGCCAGGGGGAAAAGCATGTGGAGAAAGGTAAATAGCCATGTCGGGCGGAATCTCAATACCACGCAATCCGATCAAGACTGTTATTGGAACGGAGCTGTCATATCGCCTCAAGGTAAGTTTCGTGTTGCACTACGATGACGGATGCTTGCAAGCGGGTGAGATAACAGGCAAGAACTATCTGAATGCGGAGCAGACGAAAGGGATGATCGATGACTATGAAGCGGCGATGAAAACGATACAGGAGGAGACGCCATGACCAAAGCACAGGGGTGGATACTGATTGGATCGCTGAATTTATTCGCATACGCGCAAACTGGAAGCATGGCTATTAGGTGGGGTTTTTGGTTTATGGCCGCCATTACTTTTTTTGCAGCGATTGTAACCTCGTTTGAGGAGAGACCATGATAATCCGCTGGTGCTTGGCAATTGACACAGGACGCTAACGGTAAATATATTTATTGAAGGGGAAATAGCCTAAAAGGGGGGCCAGATGATAACGATTTGTAATGCCGACCGATATATATACGTCAGGCATGACGGTGCTTTGGTGGTGGAGAGCATTTTCAAAAAGCAATTTGATGGGGATTCCGATCTCTTGCTCTCATGCGTCGAGGACAACATCAGTGACACCGGCGAGGCCGAAATCATTGACTGGCCTGCCGCTATCCGAGATTATCGCAAGGCGATAACAATAAAGAAACAAGAAAATAACAATAAGGAATATCGCAAGAGTAGCAATAACACGTAGTTGCTGTTGTTAGGAAGGGGGATAGGGAATGATTCAAAGTTTGATTCGGCTTTACTGGCGATGGCGGGCACGGTCTGCACGGCATACACTGTCGCACTTCGATGAACTGCAAAGGAAAGCGGGTCGTTCTCGCTCTGAGCGCAGGCAGTTCTGGAGGGAGTTTATAAGGACAAACGGTAGGATTATCACTGGGGAAAATCATGAGCAATGAAACCGAAAAGCAAAAATGTGCTCTTGGTATTTACCTAAATCTTGGTATTAATCGCTCTTTACGAAATCTTGAATCATTGACTAATATCACAAAGTCAAAACTTGGTCGTTGGGCGAAAGAATTTGATTGGGATAAAGAAGTCCAAGAGTTTGATGCACAGCAACTCAGCGGCGCGGAACAGCAGAAGAATCTCGATGATCTAATTATGCGGTTCAAAACAACGCCTGAATTGGTGATCAAAGAACAGAGTATACTTCAAAATCTTCTTGAACAATGTGGAGTCGTACTCAAAACCGGCTTCGAAAAGAATGAGGAAACAGGACAACTCGAACCGAAGTTTGAGATACGGAACGTCAAGGAATATGTCGCAATTCTCGGCGCTATCCGCGACCTTATCGACCTTCTCCGCAAAGAAAGAGGCGGTAAATCAGAAGGCGGCACTGGCAAGAAAGCAACAACGAATATCGAGAATTTATTGGTCATGTTAGGGGATGCAGATGAATCAACACAGCGAGAGTTCATTACAGCAAGTCATGGGGCTGCTGTCGGAAAGCGAGCTTCAAGAGCTTCAGGAACGCCACAGGAAGCAGATTTTGAGGAAGTTCCTGACGCAGACGCAACTGAAGACTGATGCTGATGTTCAGCTTTTCGTAGCGGCTTTTAATGAACCAAAAATCGGTACAAAGGTGCTTTGTGGCAACCCCGAACATTCATCGGTATTCCGCATATTCAGCGACATCATTCTCGACAGGACACGATATGCGGTTGTCTGGGGTTCGCGGTCGGGGAGCAAGACCTATCTCTTTGGCGGACTCGACACCTGGTACAAATCGGCGTCACGCCCGCAATATGAAACAAAGATTCTCGGCGGTAGCGAAGGTCAGTCGATACTTTCCTACGATGCCATCAAGCAGTTCCGGTATCTATCCGATCCCGACAATATCCTCGTTAAGCGGCTGCTTACAACGAAGGCAGATTTTTATAACCGCGCTAAAGTTTCAATACTCCGGGCTTCATCACGTTCGGTTCGCGGCCCGCATCCGCAGTGCCTGAAACTCGATGAAGTCGATGAGATTGACGAGAGGGTATTTGAGGATGCCCTGTCACAGCCGATGTCGAAATACGGTTATCCACCGTCGCTCATCATGTTCTCGACGAACCATAATATCGGCGGTCAAATGGATCGTGCTATTGAGCGGGCGACAGAAAAGGGATACCCCGTCTACAAGTACTGTGTTTGGGAAACACTGGAATCCTGCCGTGATTATGAGTGCTCGACTTGCAAGTTGTCGGCAATTTGTCCGGGCAAGCAGATGAAGGAAGCCGACGGCTATTACAAGATTGAGGACTTCATCGACAAGCTCAATACGCTCAGTTTTGCGGCGCTTTCCCGCGATTGGCTCTGCATTAAGACTGGCGTTGGCGATACCGTCTATGAGCAGGAATGGGATGAGAATATCCACCTCTGCGCCGTCGATTTACGCATGGATGAGCCGGTTATCCTGTCGGTTGACTTCGGCGGCGTTGACCCGTTCTCATGCGGTGTCTGGCAAAAATCGCCGGGTGGTAAGGAGTTCGGTTCTGATTCTTGGATTCGGGTTACGGAACTTTACATGACTTCCGAAAAGGAATCGACGACCAATCAGAACTTCATTGCAAAGGCAAAGGCGGCTCCCTGGGCAACTTTGGTGCGCGAAATCATTCCCGATAATTCACGTCCAGACCTCATTCAAGAATGGCGTACAGCTTTCCCAAAAGCGAAGTTCACCATTGTCGATAAGGGAACAATCGACGAAGGAATCGAAGCTGTTAAAAGCGCACTGAGACCGGTTCTTGGGCCGCCGAAACTTTACGTCAACCGTATCTGTCTGCATACCCGCCGTGAAGTCCAGATGTACAAAATCAAGAACGGCAAGACGGTGGACAAGAACAACCATTGCTACGATGATAAGACGGAAATATTGACAGAGCATGGATGGAAACTTTTCAAGGATTTGGATAAAACAGAAAAGGTGGCTTCTCTTGATGATGAACGCAATCTGATTTGGACACTCCCGGCGGAGTATGTTGAATTTGATTACACCGGAGATTTATACGAATACGAAAACCGACATTTTGGATTTGGGGTTACACCAAACCATAATATGCTTGCCATATCACAATTTGACGCCAAAAAAAGCATTGAATACAATCCAAGATTTATTCCCATCGAAGATATTGTAAATGCAGTCGGGAAACAGAATAAAGGCAAGCGAAACCGATCCTCTCAATGGTGGATACCAATGAAATGCAATCCAGAGAAAGGAAGAAATAGATGGGAATCCCCCATTGCCCCTTATGCACTCGGTTTCTGGCTTGCTGAAGGTTGTAAATCAATCAGCGGTGCAAAGAAGTATCCGATGAAGTATGTGAATTTTGATAACACTAATTACGACAGACTTGTGTATGTTTCTGGAATCTTGGGATATACCACTAAGCCATATAAGGTCGGGGATATAGAAAGGGAAAAGACTTGTTACAGACTAAGTTTAAGAAGTGACTATCTTTATGATTTATTGCCAAAACAACGAAGTTGGGAAAAGAGAATACCCAGGTGGTTTATGGAAAATGCGGGCGTGGAACAGTTAAATAGATTGTTTCAGGGTATGATGGATGGGGATGGTTGTTGGCGGGTAGCGAGTAGTCATTACAATACTTCCAGCGAAGGACTTGCATCTGATTTTCAAGAATTATTGATTCGTATAGGAGGATACGGAACTATTCGTAAAGTTGGACATATTGGGGATACCTCTTATTTTAATGGAGGAAAATTAAAAACAGCAAAACATGATCATTATCGAGTAATTGTAAATAGCAATAAATATATTTATAAAACTCTCGATGGTAAAAAATTAGTGAAAACTCCTTACAGTGGGAAGGTTTATTGTGTTCGGGTTGAACCATATCATACTCTCATGGTAAGGCGCAATGGAAGTACAATGTGGTGCGGGAACACGTGGGATGAAATCAGATATTTCACCCTTGCAAAGATAAAGCGGATTGAACGATTTTCCATATCCACAATCGACAGAAACGTTTTTCCTGAATGAGGAGGATGAAATGACCGTGTACGAAATTGTAAGAGAATATTTGGTAACGCATGGAGCGGATGGATTAGCGGGCGAGGGTTGTGGATGCGGCGTAGAAGATGGATTATTCCCCTGTGAATGCTTTCCATTTGATTGTATGCCAGCGATAAAACATAAAGCAACAGAAGAGGATGCCGAAGAATATGACTGTGATGTTGGCGATGATATTTATATTTCAATTTCGCATTCTGACCGCCGTGGTGTAGACAGAGATTCTAATAAACAAAGCGAGATAGAAAAATTAAGAGAAGCAATGAATCATTTCACTGTTAAAATGCTTAAAAAATTAGAATCAAAAGTTTTTGAAGGATGGTTTGGATGGAATGAACGAGAAAATATTGAAAGTATTCATGAGAGACTAAAATATAATTTAGAACAAGGCGATTGGGTTGATGTAGCAAATTTAGCAATGATGCTTGACAGATTTAAAGAAAAGGAGAATAAAAATGCCGCTAAAAATTAGGTTCTATCGTTTTATTGCTTGGCTCATGCCAAAGCAGATTGTGTACTGGTGTTGCCAACGTATGCTTGCCAACGCCACGATGGGTAGATGGTCGGACAGGGTTGTGTCTGATGTAACAGTGTTTGAGATGATGGCTCGATGGGATATTCCTAACAACACTAAACCGTGGTTCTGGGGAAGATAAATGTCAAAACAAGTTACATCAAAAGAAATGGACGAATTAATTGAAAAAACTCTATTAGCAAAAGTAAATAGGGCTATTACAATAATTCAAAATCTATTAGAGGTTTTGCCGGATGGTCAAGGTAATGGTGATAAATGTTGGGATTGGTGTTGGAATGAATTAAATGATGAATCGCAGGAATTGGTTAAAAAAGTAAGAGGTGAAGCGGAAATGTTTATTATAAATAAAATTTCTTGACAAACACCGAATGCCATGTATATTAAGTTCATAAAACAACATACGGAGCGCAATCCTTGAATCTACATACGCCGATATTCCTGACGAAAAAAGAAAAGCTTCACGCTGAAAATGAGCGCCTGCGATTGAATCAGGAAAAACTTGTCGAAGAGTCCTCGGCTTCGATTCAGGCGCTAAATGAGCGCGTCCGGGAATTACAAGCGACAGTGCAGGCTACTACCGATCCGTTGACCAATACCTCCTCGACCGCGAATGAACATTACACCGGCAATCCCTACAAGACCTACAGCGAGAAGATAAATGCGCTGACGAAGAAATACAACGGCGAGAGCGATTGGGGCTGCATGACGGCGCGGAATATCGTCGATGTCCGGGCGGCATTTATCATCGGCAACGGCGCAAAAGCCATCAAGCAGGACGGGTATACCGGAACTGCCGAACGCGAGCTTAACTTCATTCGTGAGTTCATCCGGTTCAACAATCTCGACAAGGAATCGCCGAATGATTGGGCGGTCGGTGCGGAACTCGAAGGAAAAGCGCTTATCCGGCTCATCGTCGATAAAGCAAAAAAGAATATCCGCACGGTCTACGTCCCGTGGTCGAAGTACGCCTACACGGTTTCTGCCGACAATCCTGACCTCTACCATTACACCAAGGCATTTTATCAGGGAACCGATACCATCGATGCAGCCGCCGGTGCGCCGAGTTTGATAAACTTGACCCGTGATGTATCATTTGATCTCAATGAAAATGAATTTGTCTACGTGCGTTTCGGCGGCTCATCGGAAAAGATAAACGAACCGATACCAAAGACCGCGCTCGTTCTCCGGCAGGTCGAGGATTTGGATAAGGAACTCTGGGACTGGCGCAAAATCAACAGTCTCTTTTCCGCTCCGACTCCGGTATTCATGGTCGAGACAACCGATGAGGCTGACCGGCTCCAGAACTGGATTAAAGAAACCAACTGGCGTATCGGGAAAGCGATTGTAATAGCCAACGGAAAGTTCGATCTTGTCTGCTATGAAGGCGAAGGCTTTACGACACTCAAGAACGCACTTGAAGCCGATGTTACAACCGTGTCAGGCTCAACCGGCGTACCAGTTCATTTTCTCGGACATCCCGAATTACTCAGTAATAGGGCAACCGCAATTTCTCTTCTTGAACTCATCGAGATGTCAACGAATAAAGAACGCGCAATCTGGGAAGGCGGATATGAAGAACTTTTCCAGAAAGCAATTATGCTTTATAATGACGCTTTCCATGCCGGTCTCAATCCTGATGCTGTAACATCAAAAATACCGTTCATATCCTCGGCTAAACTTGAATTTATTCAGAAAGTTTATCTGCCGATGTATGAGGCAAATACGATTTCGCTTGAAACATTTTTATCATATCTCACCGATGTTGATGTCGATGAAGAAGTAAAACGCATAGAAGCCGACAAAAAGAAAGACGACGAACGAAATGCGGCAAATAATTCTGGGGCGGATACAGGCTCTCTCGCAAGCCGATCTGGAAGGGATAGTAAGTCCAGAAGTGCTGGCGGCAATAAAGCAGTCCGATCCTAACCCTGACATCAAGGCATTCACAATCGCCCATAATGGGGCTGTTGATATAGTTCTGAACGGCATCAAAACGCCCGTGCAATGGATACGTTCTGCCGTTCGCTGGATTAAAAATGCGCTCATCCCGGAAACTCCGGTGTTTCAGCATCACGGAGCGCCGGGTGACAATTCTCACGATGGTCGAGTCCCTATTGGCAAGGTCATCGGGAGCAAGATAGTTGAAGAAGGCAGTAAAATTGCTACAATCGCAGCAATGTACATTTTCCCACAATATCGACATCTGAATCTCGATGTCGCCTCGATTGAAGCGGATATTCACTATGCAAGGAACGGCAATGTTGTATATCCGACATCAGTCGAACAAGTCACGGGGGTCGCACTGGCAAACTCGAAGAATGCGAGACCTGGCTTCCCCGGAGCCACAATGCTCGGCGCTATACAAGCGTTCGCCAAAACAGGAGATATTACAATGCCAACATCAGTGGAAGAGGTAAAGGAACTCGTTGTCTCTCTTGGGATAACGCCGGAACAGGTATACTCGAAGGAAGAACTGGTCGGGTCGAAAGTCATTGTCGATCACATCCGCAAGGAGAAACAAACCACCTACGAGCATGCAAAGCGTATTCAGGCGGAAAAGGATGAACTCCAAATCAAGTTTGATACCCAGAAATCGGACTATGACAAGAAGCTCGCCGAAGCCACAAAGAATGTTCTGATTGCTCGTTCTGGTAACGTTTTCTCCGTTGTCGCTCAGGAAAGGAAACTGGAAGACATTCCGAAGAAGTATATCGAGAAACGGCTTCCGGCATTCACAACCGATGCGACCGATGATGTCAAAATGAAAGAAGACCTGAACAAGTTCATTGACGGTCAGTTGAAGGAGTTTGAAGAAGTGCAGGTATTGCTTGGCGTCAAAAAGCCGGATGAAACACCTCCGGGAAACCCACCTGTGGATAAACCGCCTGTGATACCGCCTACTTCAACACCTCAATTTGACGGAAGCGATGATATGCCGTTCCGCGATCAGATGAATCCAGACGTGAACCCTCTCATCCCTGGTGGTAAGGCAGACCAGAACTTCACAGTATGACTTGAGAGGAGTAGTTTATGGCTTGCTCATTACGTTCACCCAATGAGGTCTGCGAAGTATTTGAAGATACCGCAGTAGCTGTCCTCGCTGCGTGGACACTATACCCGATAAACGATGTGATTGTCATCAATAAGGCAGCGGCAGCCATTGGTGATACCGCAGTTTTCTACTATTTCATCCCCAAAGTAGTAGTTGACTGCTTGACCATCACATCGGGTAATCTTGCTTCTTTTGCAGAAGGTAGCAAGGTTTACTATGATAATGCCACACATGCAGTGACGAACGTAGCCAATGCGAATGTCTGCGGATTCGTCACGGTCGCACCTGCGGTCGGCGATACGACTGTCGAGATTCACTTCGACGGCACTCTCCGAATCGTAGCCTAACCCTCCAGAAAGGAGAATACAATGCCTCAGATAATCTCCGACTGGAGAAAATTCGAGAAGCTCGGCGGAGTACGCAGCCCAGAAGCCAGAGCGGCATTAACCGGTGCGGTACAAGCGTTTATGCTTGAGCCAGAAAAACCGGCGTTCAAATCCGATGTCCAAAATGCATTAGCACAGATTCAGGCATTCGGTACAAGCGCAGATTTTCCGACAAGCGTTCTGGAAGTCATGCGTAAATATCAACTCACAACCTATTTCGATACGGCTTACGAACAGGTGTTTGACATTCTGGATATGCGGAACTCTAACCGTAACAGTTTTGAGATTCTCGATATTCAGGACGCCCTTTCATTTTCACTCGTGCCTGAAGGCATGAAAGCCAAAGTCTATGGAATGAGTGGTGAAAAAGCAACCGTATCGCTCGATATGTACGGTGGCGGTCTTTCATGGTCTCGGCGTCTGTTCGATGATAGGGAATACTGGACTATCGAAAACAATGCGATAGCGTTCCGAAACAAGTGGTATTCAACCAAAGCCACAAATTTCTACGCATTGATCGAAGCTCTCGGTATTGCCCAGAACATCGCATGGCAAGCACCTGATCCTGCCGGTGTTCCCAATACAAACGAGAACTACACGGCGATCCGGGACATCCAGACCATCAATCTCGCCTGCCAGACGATTCTTCTCAATGTGCGGAACAAAGGATATGGCGTGACACCCAATTCGCAATTCATTATCCTTTCTCCGATCCAGTTCAAGGGAAGATTGTCCAGAGCGCTCGGTCTCGTTCAACAGCCGTTTGCCGGAAGCGTATCACGCACCTATTATAACGTATCGCCGGTTTACACGCTTGGTCTGACGGCAACTGACGTTTACTACGTCATTCTGCCGAAGCAGAAACTTCTCGGCGCTAACCGTATGGACTTGACGATTTTCTCCAAGTTCGACGAGCTTTCCTACACTGACATCGCTGTCGGTTGGGGACGGTACGGTGGCGCAATCGGTGATTCTCAACAGCTTCAGAGATGCGCGACAGCATAAAATAAACCAACATCTCACGACAAAAGGGCGGGTTTAATCGCTCGCCCTTTTTTACAAAGGCGGTGCAATGGATAAAATCACAAATATCAGGGATGTCATCAGGGGACGCCCTCCCGTACTCGATCCACCCCCTATAAAAGTAGAACCAATAACTACAATCGGTCAAGTCATTAAAGCACAGAAACTTCGGACAATAGCTCCAAAAGGTATTCCAAAACAACCGATTCAGCCTAAATTTGACATGAAATATATTCATCGCCATTATCTCCATCACATTCTCAAAAAAGATATGTGGCGGGGACATCGATGCTTCATCATCGGCGGCGGCCCCTCCCTGAATGGTTTCGATTGGTCTCTCCTCAATGGCGAACTGGTCATCGGAATCAATCGAGCCTATGAGATGGGCGATTGGGCGGTAAATGTATCGATGGATGCCGACCTGATTGCTTATTTCGAGAACGGAAGTTATGGTGGAGTCTCGGCATCCCGGTGGAAACAGTTTGCCGGTGTCCGTGCATGGTGGACAGATGCAAAGTTTGAGTTCCCGCCAGCCGATGAAGAACACCGGTACAATCATTACGTCATTGAACCCGCCGGTAGAACTGAATTTCCCATCGACAGCCCCGGTCGATTGTCAGCCGCAAATAACAGTGGATACCTTGCTCTGAATCTTGCCGTAACGCTCGGCGCGAACCCAATCTATCTTCTCGGCTTCGACATGACAGGGAATGGAGCTGGCAAGCAAGCATGGTGGCATAACGGCTATGATGAGAGCCGCGTACAATCAGATGGTGTCTATGACAAGATGATTTACGACTTCACGGAACTCAAACCTCGCCTCGATCTTATTGGCATTCAGGTCATAAATCTCAACAAGAACTCACGTCTCACCTGTTTCCCGCGCAAGTCATGGTCAGAAGCGGAGATTGCAAAAGTACGACGCCCCACGGTCGTTACAACTGTTTCCTCAAAGAACGATGAGCGATATGCTGATGAACTTCGGCTGTCGGCTGCAATCTATGGGCTACAATGCCGAATCCTTAAAGAGAGCAAGCCGGATGCCATCAATAAAGTCCTGAATGAAACCGGCAATGATGTTCTCTGGCTGAATCCGTGGTCAAGATTTACCAAATATCCGAGCGAATTTGACAACTGTCCAGAAGACATCGACATGGACAACCTCACCTATATTCGGAAACTTAAAGGAAAATAAGATGGAAGAAATTAAAATTGGCATGGCAAAGAAAATAGCAGAAACTCTTGATTATGATGGAATAATTATGTATGGCTTTAAAAGTGGCGTAGGACAGCATATAACAACGTATGGCAAAACCATTAAGGGCAGTAAGTGTATGGCGAAAATTGGGAATCATATGAAAAAGGAATTAGAATGGCCTGATGAATCATGTCATGCAGAACCAATTAAACGTATTTGCGAAAACTGTTCATTTTATAAGTCACAACGTGATTTTTTTAATGATTATAGATTGGAGGGAGGACTGTGCTTTTATGAACCGAAAAGACTGGAAAGGGAACCTAAATCAATAGCTTGCCATAATTTTGAAGGGAATACTTGGTAATAATTAATAATATTTCAAAAAAGAAACTTCATCCCGATGCCGATAAAAATTGATTCAATAGAATTTTTCCCCGTCAAAATTACAGCTATCACTCCCACCGGTGATCGTCCTCTTGCATTTTCCCTCTGTAAGCATTGGATGGAAATGCAGACGGTTAAGCCTGACCAATGGATCGTTGTAGACGATGGGAAAACACCTATGAAGCCTCCTGTTGGCGCAACATATGTAAGACGTACTCCACAGCCTACCGACCCCAAACACACGTTAAACGTCAATCTAAAGACTGTCTTGCCCTATATCAGAGGCGAGAAGATTCTGATTATAGAGGATGATGAATATTACGCTCCCGGATATGTGGAGGAAATGTCAAGCGCACTTGAACACGCTCAGGTCGGTGGTATTGGTTGGAGCAAGTACTACCATCTGCCATCTGGCGGCTATGCCCGTCATGCAAATAGTGGTTGGGCTTCGCTTGCACAGACCGGATTCACCCGCCAGTTTATTCATACCTTTACGGCTCTATTGGACGCTGACGGCGGTACGTATCTCGACCTTCATATCTGGCGCACAGCAATGAATAACGGCGTTGGCTACCTATTCTGCGATGATGACCCAAATTCACTCTATGTCGGCATTAAAGGGCTTCCGGGACGGCGTGGCATCGGTGTCGGGCATGATACTGCGATGTATAAAGACTGCATTGATCACAAACGAACAATTCTCAAAACATGGATCACAAAACCACAGGACTGTAAAGTGTATCTCGATATTTTGAGCGGCAAATTGAATGACTCAAATTGCAATACCTATTTCCCGCAAATCACTGGGATTACCGTCTGCCAGAACACGAAAGACCTGATGCAACGGGCTTATGAATCAGTGCGCCGCTTCCACCCCGAAATTCCGATAATTATTATCGACGGTTCTGATGCCACTGACCCATGTTACTTTTACACCCGGAGTCTGCAATCCAATCTGACAACGGTGATTCAGCCCGGATACAACATCGGTCATGGGCGCGGCATGTGTCTCGGTATCGATGAAGCACAGACGCCTTTCGCCCTGATATTCGATTCCGATATTGAGATGCTGAAATCCCCGGTCGATGCCATGTTTGCCATGATGGAACCAGATACATTCGGAGTCGGATATATCGAAAAGACTGGATTCGACGGCTATGAGTACGGCGCAAATGCGGTGCATGAGCATCAGGGCTGGATGCGTATGCTTCATCCCTATTTCCATCTCATCAATATCGCCAATTACCGTAAATTCCATCCCTACGTTCATCATGGCGCGCCCACATATCTCACTTGTTTCGATATTCACAAAAGAGGATTATCGGAAAAAATCATCAAAGAATTTCCGGGACTCGGACATTCATCCGGTAAAGGATGGGTATGGGAAGGCAAACCACGAGAATATATCAGACACGATCCCGCTGGTACACGTACTGAGCGTGTGAGACGCGGGCTTGGTGAAATCGAACCCGGATGGGTTCATAACACGGGGCAAGTATGAAAGTAATCGCTTTTACCTATGTCCTCGATGAACGCGAATACATCGCCAAAAACATCGAGAACTCTCTTGAACAGGGATTGACACCCATTGTCATAAATAATGGCTGTAGCGACGGCACAAGGGATGTGGTGAGGGAATATGGAGTACCTATGTATATCCACATCACCCCTACTTTCCATTTGCACGACATGATCTACTTCGGCATGAATACAGCGAAGGAAATCGGATGTGACTGGATAATTCTCAAAGACGCCGACGAATTGATGGAAACCTACGACGGACGCAAGATACCGTCCATTCTTGCCGAAGCCGATGCCGCCGGATACAACTGCGTGGACTTCGATTCCTATTCGTTCTGGCCGACGGTAGATGACGACTGGAATGAACCTGATTTCAAGAAACGCATCCGCCATTATACCAGATTCGACATTCCCTGGATTCGGGCGATAAAGAACTCACCGGAAATCTGGATTGACCATCCGCATCTGCCCGGCGGGGAACCAAAAGTAAGCCCTGTAAAGCTCATCATCCGCCATTACAAATTCCTCAATGCCGAACAGGGCAAGAGAAAAGTATGGTGCCGAAAAGCCCGATATAATCCTCTCGAAGTTGCCAAAGGCAGTCATACGCATTACAATAAATATGAAATGAAGGACAATTACTTCGTACTCGAACCAGAAATCTATTCAAAATTGAATGTCTACAATGAAGATAGACAATGGGTGCGCGAACAAGTATGGGACGAATGGAGATAATATGGCAAACCAATACAGAGGTAAGAAATTAGACATCGGTTGCGGTGTGTCCCTGAAAGATGGATATGTCGGTCTGGACAAGCGCAAACTCGACGGCGTGAGCATTGTCCATGACCTCGAAGTATTCCCTTATCCCATCGAAGATAACACTTTCACAGAAATCAGGGGCTTCCACGTCATCGAGCACATCAAACCGTGGCTGACCGTCGATTTTATGAACGAACTCTGGCGCATCATGGAGCCGGGCGGGTTGCTCGCGCTGGACATGCCGTATGGTGGAACGAACAGCTATCGCCAGGACCCGACACATTGCAATGAGTTCATCGAACTCACATTCTGGTACTTCGATCCCCGCAATCAGATGTACCAGATTTACCAGCCAAAGACATGGTTCATAAAAAAAGGTTTTCCGGTGAGGATTGACGGCGAATTTCTCAAGGTGGAAATGTGGAAACTGGACAATAATCTGGATGCGCTTATTGCGAAGAATGAGGAGCAGAAGCCATGATGCACCAAGCCCAAATGCTCTTTCTTGTTACTGGTAAATGCAACATGGCATGTCCGCACTGCGCTCAGGGATATTGGCGCAAAGACTACATGAATTACCAGATGACGCCACAAGAAATAAAGACTATTTGTCGCCGGACACGGGAACTCGGTCTGCATTTTGCTCAAGCACTGATTATGGGTGGCGAACCGGCACTTTGGATTCATCTTGAAGAAGGATGCAGAATAATCAAAGAGTCTAAACTGTTCGACCGCATAGACATATACTCGAACTGCAAAAAGACTGAGCCGCTCATTAATCTTCTCGATAAAGGACTTGCCGACAAGATAGCGGTACAGACTGTCAATATGTCGATTGAAGGCATGGGTGAGTTATGGGCGAAACATGCCGCCGATGTGAATATTGCTCCTCTTGAAGCTCACAAAATCCACCCCGACAAGCCCATTGAAAATTCCTTGCCAGCGGCGTGTGGATGCGACCAAATAACGGTTTTTGATGGGAAAGTTTATTCATGCCCCGGTGGTTATCACAATACCGTCCGCATGGGATGGGATGTCGATAATCCGCGCCTATGGGTGAATATCGAAGACGACTGGTATTCTTACTTCATGCAGATGGACAGATACAGCATTCCCGCGTGTTCCGTATGTCTTGCGAATTGCAAAGTATGGAAAGTAGCGGTGGACAGTGAAAAACAAGGAGAACTGAAATGAACCAATTCCAACTTTCTTTGATGCCCGTCGGGGCGTGCAATATGAATTGCCCGAACTGCACACAGAAGTATTTCCGTAAGGATTTCGCAGATTATCAGATGAGTCTCGAAGAAGTCGAAACAATCTGTCGGCGCGTGAAGGAACTCGGATTGCACTTCGCATGGGCGCATATCACCGGCGGCGAACCTGCATTATGGGACAACCTGTATGAAGGTTGCAAAATATTCAGGACTTCCGGCGCCTTCGATCATGTCGAAGTCTGGTCGAATTGCAAATTGACCAAACCGCTCATGGAAATTCTCGATGACAATCTGGTAGAGCATGTCATTACGCAGGAAGCGAATACTTACAAGACTGGCGCAAACGCCCTCAAAAAGAAGTATGGCGACCGGATGAGTATTATCTCACCATCGGCGCACCAAGTTCATCCTGACAAGCCACTGGACAACGTACTTCCCGCTGAATGCGGGTGCAACCGTGTTGAGATATTCAACTATCGCGTCTATCCATGCGCCAACTATTATTCCAATATGAGACGCATGGGACTCGACCCGATGGAGTATCCGCTTTCCGCGCCGCTCGACAGTAATTGGGCGGCATTTATGGACGGCATTGACAGGTTCAACATGCAAGCCTGCCGGGTCTGTCTGGCGAACGGAAAAGTTTCGAGGCAAGCGCCAGTTGGGAAGGCAAAATGAAAAACGTCTTCGTAACAGGAGGAGCAGGTTTTATCGGCTCGAACTTTATCCGGCATCTATTCAAGAAAAATCCCAAATTGCACGTCGTCAACTATGACGACCTGACCTATGCGGGGAACCTAAAAAATCTTGAGTTTTTGCCAAAATACTCCGATTATGTTTTCGCCAAAGGCAATATCTGTTGCGGACGGTGGGTATCAGCACTGTTGAGATCACATAAGATCGATACGATTATTAATTTCGCCGCCGAATCCCATGTGGACAGAAGTATTGATAGCAGCGGACTGTTTATGCAGACCAACGTCATGGGAACGCGAGCATTGCTGGATAGCGCTCTTGAATGCGGCGTGAAGCGATTTATCCAAATCGGCACGGATGAGGCTTACGGGAGCCTGAACGAGGATTCGCCAAGCTCGGTTGAAACCGATCTGCTCAAGCCACGGAGTCCCTACGCGGCAAGCAAAGCCGCCGCCGACCTTCTGGCGTTGAGTTACTTCCACACCCACGGTTTACCTGTCATCGTTACCCGGAGTTCCAACAACTACGGCGCCTACCAGTACCCGGAGAAAGTGATACCGCTGTTCATCACCAATATTCTTCAAGGCAAGAAAGTTCCGGTGTACGGCAAAGGACTGAATATCCGCGATTGGCTCCATGTCGAGGACAACTGTGAGGCAATCCGGTTAGTTGCGGAGAAAGGTACACCTGGTGAGATTTACAACATCGCTGGCAACAATGAGATTCCCAACATCAAGTTAACCCGATTGATAATTCAGGCGATGGGAATCGAAGCATGGGCTGGACATCTTGTATACGTCGAAGACAGAAAGGGGCATGACTGGCGATATTCTATGAACTGCGAAAAGATTTTTAATGAATTAGGATGGGAGCCACGTATATTATTCGATGAAGGGTTGGTCAACACAATTAACTGGTACAAGGAGAATGAGTCATGGTGGAAACCGTTGGTAAAATAATCGTTCTGGGAAAGGGATTTCTCGGTACAAAGTTCAAAATGCGCGGATATGAGGTCTGGGATAAAAAACGCTTTCAAATTACACAGAAAGAAAATTACTTATTCCCTCTTGATAAATATAATATTATAGTGAATTGTATCGGCAAGAGCAATACGCGATGGTGCGAAAAGAAAGAGAACTTTGCAACGGCTTTGTGGAGTAATGGAATCCTTCCGGGGATTTTGAGCAAATATTGTGCGACTCACGGAAAAAAATTCGTCCACATCTCCACCGGCTGTCTTTACGACAATGGAGTAACCCCGCAAGACGAATATAGTCTTTTCACCGCACATTGCAATTACACTGTTACTAAATGGGTTGGCGAAAAGGGTTGCCATGAGCAGGATTTGATTTTAAGACCGCGATTGCTTTTCGGCGACTTTAAGCCTGAAGGTAGAAACAATCTGCTCTGCAAACTTCCGCAGTTCACTCGATTTCTGACAAATTGGAACAGTTATGCCAGCGTTGACGTGATTGTTGATGCATTTGAGGCATTGATAAAAAACGAGCAATCGGGAGTGTTCAATGTCGCATGTGATGGATATGCAAGTCCTTATGAAATATCCAGATGGATTGGGTTAGAAGGAGAAATGATTACGGCAAAGAAATTACGGGAATCGGAAGGACTCCATCTCGTAAACAACATCATGGATTTATCCAAGCTCCGGCAGTTCTACCAACCACCGGAATTGAAAGATGAAATCATGCGTTGCTGGGAGGCACTAAAATGACTGATAAACGAGAAATAATATCCGCAGACAACAATCAGATGGTTTTTATACAACAAGAAAATATGTATGATTTTGAACCTTTGATGGACATAACCGCATCCGAAGTTGCTTTAATTATTAGTTTATTGGAAGTTAAAATATCCAAAGAGATATTTGATAAACTCCAAGAAAAAACCAAAAGGCATTTTAAAGAGGCACTAAAATGAGAGCAATCTTACTGGCTGGCGGAAACAGTACACGCCTCTATCCGGCGACTTGGGCGATAAACAAACACATGCTACCTGTCTACGATAAGCCGATGATTTACTATCCGCTTTCGCTCCTCATGGCGGCGGGAATCCGCGAGATACTTGTCATTACGACTCCGGTGGCTTTTGAGAAAATGGCACGGTTATTGAGGGATGGTTCGCAGTGGGGTATTGAGTTTTCTTATAAAGCGCAAGACAAGCCACGAGGTATTGCCGACGCTTTCATAGTTGGCAAGAAGTTCATCGGCAAAGATAACGTATGCCTGATGTTGGGCGACAATATCTTCTACGGCCATGGACTTCCGTCGCAATTACAGAGGGCATCGGAACTCACAGAAGGGGCTATCATATTTGCCTATGCGGTCAAAGACCCTGAACGATACGGCGTTGTTGAGTTCGACAAAAACAATATCGCCATCGGTATCGAGGAGAAGCCCCTCGCGCCCCGGTCTAAATATGCAGTGCCCGGAATCTACTTCTATGATAATCAGGTGGTTGGCATTGCCGAGAATCTGAAACCCTCTGCCCGTGGTGAACTTGAAATCACCGACGTAAACAACGCCTACATCGAGAAGGGACAACTCAAGGTAGAAGTCATCGGGCGTGGCACGGCTTGGCTCGATGCGGGCACCCACGAGGCTCTCTTGCAGGCATCGAACTTCGTTCAGGCAATACAAGAACGTCAGGGGATTCTGATTGCAAGTCCCGAAGAAGTGGCATACCGTATGGGTTACATTGACTTCGGGCAATTACAATCACTTGCGGGCAAGTTAAGCAATAGCCCTTACGGACAGTATCTTTTGAACATACCGGAGGGGGTATGAAAATCATTAAAATAAATTATAACGATACCAAACCATTTTTAATTGGAATACATTATGCCCATAGAATGCCTTGTATACAATATGCTTTTGGTTTAATATGTGACGACCTATTAGAGGGAGTTGTTACTTATGGTCAACCCGCAAGTCCTTATTTGTGTAAAGGTTTGGCGGGTGAAAATAACAGAAAGAGAGTAATTGAATTAAATAGACTTGTAGTTACAACGAATAAAAAAAACGCCGCATCCTTTTTAATAGGCGGTAGTCTCAAAATGTTACCTAAAGATTTATTTGTTGTATCATACGCGGATAGTCAAATGGGGCATATTGGATATGTTTATCAAGCGACAAATTGGATATATACTGGAATTACAAAAGCTCGCACAGATATATTTTCCGAATCTGGCCATTCTCGTCATCATTGCGCGGATGTGTCTAAAAGACAATATCGCAGTGCAAAACACAGATATGTTACTTTTACTGGAAGTAAAAAAACCATGATTAAAGAATTGCGTTATCCTATTGCCCCCTACCCTAAAGGAGAAACAAAAAGATATTTTATACAGAAACATAGCGATTACAAATCGCAACAAACGAAACTGGATTTGATATGAACATAGACTCCATACAGTTATCACCGTATCAGACAATCGCCGTCGGTACAAGCCACCCTGAACCTTGCCAACCGGAGTCCGGTCAATCCCTATTTTCTCTGATACCACGAGGCGCATGGAAAGGTCATCGGTGTTTTATCATCGGCGGCGGCCCGACAGTCCTCACTCACAATCTCGACCGACTGGCAGGTGAACTCACCATCGGCGTCAACCGTGCCTACGATGTCTACTACCCGTCGATTCTCTGTGCGCTCGATCCGCAGTTCTACGAATGGGCGGAAACCGGCGCCTTCGGGATATTCTCGGAAATGCGGTATCGCTCATATCCGGGGACGAAAGCATGGGCGCAGGTAAGGCCCGATACATCGGTCAACGCATCGGGAATCTACACCGTTGAGAATATCGCCCGGCATTGCAACAACAGTGGACAGGCGGCGATAAATCTTGCCATAGAACTGGGTGCAAGCCCCATATACCTCATCGGATTCGATATGAAGGGCAATCCTACCAACTTCCACGATGGCTACCCTACAGGGGCATCCCCCGATGTCTACGAGGGTTATGTGAAGTCTATTGAGTCGTCAGTGCCGGAGAGAGCAAAGGAATATGGCGTGGAAATCATAAACCTATCGACTGATTCGGCACTGACGGCATTTCCCCATGGCGATTTTGATGAAGTGCTGGACTCCAAGCCTGTGCGCCCGATACTCATTTCATGCTATGCAAGAGGCGAGGAACAGGAAGCGGCGCAACTCGTTCAATCAGCCATGCTCTATGGTCTGGAATGCGATGTCGTTCCGGCTTCTGTTACAAAGGAAGAACTCATTCAGGCGATGATTGAAAAGCATCGGCGTGAAGTTATTTATGTCGATTGCCACGATAGGATAACGCATGAACGATTTAACCAAACTTTTTGCCAATAAAGATTTTATCACGAAACTCCACAGGGTAGGAAAAATTTTCCCAGTGCATGTCACGGTATGCCTGAACAACGCTGACCGGTCACAGGAACTTTCCTTGCAGGATATTAAACGTCTTGGTACAACATTGTTCGGGTTGAAGTGTCAAGCCGTGACCCTGATGGGCGGCGACCCGCTTCAGCATCTTTACATCAACGAAATTGTCAAATCGCTGAATTACAATACGGTCAAAATCGGCATTGTTACGGAAGGTACTCATCTTCACTATCTGATGAATCATACCAAAGTTCATTGGATTCAGATTACCGGCAAACCGGAGAAGGAATATCTCGCCGAACAGAAACACCGTCCAATATGCCGTCAATGGTTGCGCCCAGATGCCCCTAAAAGCGATTTTAAAGCTGGAGTGAGGTATTGTTGGGCTTCGCTATTAAAACCTGTTATAGGGCACGATGGACGCATTCATCCGTGTCTTGAACGCTGTGATGTGTCGATGGGTGATGATTTGCTTAAAATATACGCCAAACAGAAGCCTTTTGATGGGTCGGACTGCGAACATTGTTACAATTCAGGACTTAACGAAATGCTCGATGCGTTTGTCCATAAACCGGAAAGGATGGAATGGGTATGAAGGATAACATTATGTCTATTGCATTGCTGGAAGCTGTTGAACGGGGATATATGGTTGACGCCAAAGGGATAGCACATAATAAACATGGCGATGCTATTAATGGTTGTCTATGCACAACAGGATATAAATATATAACAATCAGAATGGATAAATATTTTGGAAGAAGAAAATGCTGTAAAGTGTTTATTCATCGCATAATGGCATATCAGAAATTTGGGGATAAAATATTTGATGAATGTTTGGAAGTACGTCATTTAAACAACAATAAATTGGATAATTCGTGGGGAAACGTCTCTATTGGCACGCCAAGTGAAAATCGTTATGACTTGGACGAAAAAACCAGATTACGAACAAGTAAAATTGCGGCAAAAGCACAGCGCAAATTCACTGATGATGAAATAATATCAATGAGATTAAAACATAAAAATGGATTGAGTTACAAAAAAATTATGGATGAGTATAAGATCGCAAAAAGTACTCTTTCTTATATCATCAACGGAAATACGTATAATGAAACCGGAACTGCACTATGAATAGTGCTTGACATCCTATTGAAACACAATATATTGTATTCAACACGAGGTGAATCATGGCAATAACGGTAGGAACAAATAGTTGGGTGACAGAGGCATACGCTAATACGTATATGGGCGAACGACTCGGTGCGGCGGATTACTGGACAGACGGAGCCGCGAATAATGCCCGTGCCCTCGTTACCGCATGGACATGGCTTACGAATAGCCCCAAGTTCTCTTTCCCGACAGCAGTAGCCGACATCACGACCGCAATGAAATACATTCAGTGCGAAATGGCGCTTTTCCTGTTGCAACACCAGCCCGACATCGATCTTCGCATGGGATTGCAGGCGCAAGGTGTCACGGATGCCGGTATCGTGAAGGAAAAATATTCGCTGTCGATTCACGGTATACCGTTACCGGCGACAGTGGTCGATATGGCGCAGGCATATCTGAATCAGCGCAATATCTACATCGTTGACCTCGAACGCGACGAGGAACAGAAGACGAGCTATGACGCTGTGACAAACTTGCCGAGGAACGATTGAGAGATTATCGGGACGCAGTGTGACGGCGCACTTGCGAGACGGCTCGCAGAGTTTCTGTTCGACTCGGAACGACCCGACCAATGATTGAGGAGGGGAAAATGGATAAATGGGCAGTGAGTTTTATTATTTCTATGATAATCCTGTGCGGTATACTCTATGGTGTTCTTGGAATTTCAAAATATTTTGGGATTGACTACAATGAATTATTTAAATCAATCGGTTCTTTGCTTTTTGTAATTTTTATGACATGGTTTATTAGAGAAATTGTTTTTGAAGATGATGATTGAGGTGAGTCATGCCGAAATATAGACCGTGGTTGGGCATTCTTATCTGGATATTAGGCAGTGTTTTAGGGATAGTATTAGCCTTATACGGGGTTATTGAGCGCAAAGATTCGGCACTTCTTGTATGGGTATTTTTTGCAATCCCTATCTTTTGGTCATGCACCGCAAGGGATAATGAGCAATGATTAAAGCCTATCTTGTTAATTCCATCACCCTGAAGAAGTATATGGGTGAAGACCAGTGGGGCGAACCGACTGCACGTGTAAATGAAACCGTTGGTTGTTATATCGACTATAAGAACCGCAATGTCGCCGGAATTGACGGTACAACTATTGTTAGTATGGCAAAAATAATGATAGAGCCAAGAACTATAGTACGCAGTGGATTCGCAACGAGAGCGGCAAATACAATCGCTTACGAAGACTTGGTAAATTTCGACGGCGCAGACCATTCGATAATCCAGATAGGGCGTCCCGGCGATTTCAGCACACGGTTTACAGAGGTCTATGTGAAATGAGCAAAACGCTTACATTTAAAATGGATGCCAGCGATTTTCTGTCGAATCTTGATAAACTACAGGCAAAGAAGTTCCCGGAAGCGGCGCGAGAAGGTCTTGGTCGAGCCGGGATTGCCCTAATGATAGATACCGTTGAGCAAAACCCGACGGCGCCCCGTGACATTCCCGGTGAGGAAAGAGGCGAAAGTCAGCGTGAACTCTGGGGATCGGGATCGGTATTTGTTGAAAGTAAGAAAGTTGAAGGCAGTCGATTCGGCGATCCAGTGTATCAGCCGGAGCAAGTGAGCGACCCGCAACCAATGACGGCACAGGTCGTTTTCGGTGCGCCTTACGCCGCAAGATGGCATGAGAATCTGCCAAAGGAAGGTTTTACGTATGCTCTCGCTGGAATCAAGTTTCTGGAAAACAAACTTATTGGAAATATCGGCAAATATGCGGGGCTGATTGCGAAGGAAATCAGAAAAACGCTATGATAAAAGAACTGACAACCTATATCGACAATAACACCGCCTTGCTGACGCTCGGTACAAATCTGTTCGCCGGTGACATACCGACGGCTTACGAAGGGCAGGCAACGGTTGTCGAAACACTGTCGCCGGGAATCAGGAATCCGACGCCGGGGCAGACTGATATGGGGCAAACACCGTTCAGAATCAAGACGCGGGGTGCAGTCGGCGATAGTTGGTTCACAACACGGGCAATGGCTTTGGTCGTTTTCGGCATACTTCACGGTAAAATGCAGATTTCGCTACCTGTAGTTGCAAGCGGCCCGACATACGTTGTAAATATCACTTGTAATGATCCATATTACATGGGGAAAGACGAGAAGAATCGTCATGTTTTTATCACTAACACTTTAATTTACAGAGAAGAACTGTAGGTTTTGACTTGGATACCAAGTATTAATTAAAATAACCGGATATATCACCCTTATGCTTTAGTGCATAACTTTTATATTACGGTTTCTTTTAACAAATTTTAACAGGAGGGTACTAAAATGCCTCTCGGCCCCTTTGGTGACATTGGCCCGTGCCAGATTGAATGGAATGATATTGTTATCACATCAATCCATGAAGATGGTGCGACTTTTCGTTGTACAATGAATACGGCGCCCGTTAAGGAAGCGGAATACGGTGTCGCAGAAATTGATTCCGTCGGCACTGGATATGATCCGGTTGAATTTGAGGCTCCGTTTACCCGTGTGACATTCGGGAATCTTCAGAGACTTCTCCCCGGCAGTAGCATTTCGGGCGGAAGTCTTGCATCAGGAGCGGTTACTGCGCACGCAGGCACAAAGGTAGGTACGCCTCTTTATGACCTGTCGCACGAACTCATTGTCAAGCGCATCGTGAACGGTATTGTGGATTCCGATACGAAGCGATGGCTTCATATCTTCAAGACGTATCCGATCCCTCGTTTCGATATTCCATACAATCTTTCAGGACAACGGGCTTTCATGGTGTTGTTTAAGGCATATCCACTACAAGTTGCCAGTGGCAATGATCCTATCGGTGCCACATGGAGAGTTGGAGGAGCAGAATAATGCCGAAACTCAATCTGGATGAATTTTCAGAAAAGTTGTTTGAACCAATCACAATCACTATCGGCGGCAGAGAATATACCGTACCGAAAGTTACGGCGGAAGTATTGGATAAGTTGACATCGGCGTCGAAGGAAGAAAAGACGAACTCTCTATGCCGTCAACTTTCCGATATTCTCGGTGTCGATAAAAATGCTTTCGTCAAAACCGACATCAGGCAAATCGTGGCGGCCATTCGGTTCATCTCCGACAATATCACGAAAGGTATGGAAGCTGACCCGAAAAATTTCATTGTCGCCGGGGAGAATACATCGCCACAATCTTCGCAACCTTCCCCGGCGCATTCACCTTCGACGACTTGACCGGAATGGACATTCGCCTGTTCATGTTCTGGGTGAGACAGGCAATGCGAATCAGGCGAGGTTTGTTAAAAGATACGGCTTTGGCAGTACGTGCCGGATTTAACGCGGATAAAGATGAGTGGCGCAAGTTCGTTTACGATCTCGACAATCCGCAGTCGAAAGATGAAGAAAGCGCAGCCGATATTACATGGGCGGCGCTCATGGCGGCAAAAAGAGGATAGTGACCGATGTATCCAGCCGGTTCGATAGTTGCCTATATTCAACTCAACAAGAGCGCGTGGGACGCTCCGATACGCAGTGTTAGAGGCGATGTAGCCAATCTTACACGCCTATCGGAGAATCTCGGCAGGAAGATGCTCGCCCTTTCTGCAACCATTATCGGCGTCGGCACTATCGCAGTCCGTGAGTTCGGTAAGTTTGAACATGCAATGCGGATTTCGACATCCGTGTCCAATGCTACCGAGAAAGAATTTGCACAGGCATCGGATAAGGCGATAGAGGTCAGTAAGAAGTGGAATGTCGCCGCAACCACTGTCGCTAATGCCTATCTCTTTCTTGGGCGTGCCGGACTCACTATGGGCGAGCAGATGAAAGCGGTCGAGCCTATTGTTTTGGCATCGAAAGCCATGCTCACCGACCTCGAAGACACCACCGAAGGCGTCATCAATATCATCAGAGCGTTTAATTACACTTTTGAAGATACCGCTCAGATAGTTGGCGAGGTCACATACGCCGCCAATAAATCCACACAGAGCCTTGATGACATCCTCACCGCTTTATCTTACGCAGGTAAGCCCGCGCAGGCAGCCAATACATCATTCGAACAACTTGCCGCAGCTTTGAGCGTAGCCGCTAATCAGGGAATCAGGGGTAGTAAAGCTGGCGTGGCTCTACGTTTTGCATTTACCAGTCTTATGCGACCAACACAGCAGACGCTTGATATATTGAAGAAGTATAATATACAGGTTTATGATTCCGAAATGAGAATGAAGCCTTTACCTGATCTTTTGCAAGAGATCGAGGAAGGTCTTGCTGGATTAACAGAGAAGCGTCGTAATGAAGCTCTTGCAACCATTGTCGGTGTACGTGCTACTTCGACATGGCTTGCTCTTTTATCAGGGGGCGGTAGTCGTACTCTTCGTGAATGGACGGAGAATATCGACAATGCCGGTAACGAAGCCGAGATAGTTGCTAAAGACCAGTTGAAAGCCTTGCTTGAAAAATGGGGGCAGATAAAGAAAGGCATACAGGCGGTTGTCTATGCCCTCGTTGACCAATTCACGCCTGGACTGAAAAACGCATCGGATAAACTCATCGAATTAACGACAAAAACCGAAGAATGGATTAAGGCAAACAAGGATCAGGTCAAGGAAATGGTAAAGTCCATTGCCAATTTCGGATTACTTGTTGGTAAAATCGGTTTAGTACTTTTGATTCTACCCAAAATCGTCAGTTTATCATCGGCATTACTATCGGCATTCACGAATCCATTTATCATCATTCCGGGTATTATTTATGGTTTATCGGTTATATTCCGTGAAGGCTTAGACCAGATGTTCGATGATTTAAAGAAATTCATGAAAGATGTTGATGATGAAACGACAAAATGGCGACAAAAAATAGCAGATAATATTGGCCCAGGAGGTAGAATACTTGCTGGAGCAACGGCAGGCGGAATAACAGGTTCGGTACTTGGTCTTGGACCGATCGGTGCGGGAATCGGTGCGGGAATCGGTGCGGGAATAACAGGATATTCCATGTTAAAAGAACGCAAGATGGGTCTCCTTGATGAAAAATGGCGAATGAAATTAGGTAGATGGAATAATGTATCGCCTGTTAATAAACCCGCATGGTCAGATTCCAAAGAAATATTGAGTCGATACGTGGATATTGCGACCAAAGATGTTGATTGGGCTAAAGGGAAATTGGGTGATTTTGCCAAAGGAGCACTTTCACCCGAACAACTGGCTTTTATAGAAAAGGCGATGAAAATTTTCGATGATTTGGCTAACACTATTGCAAATTTCGGCACAACCGCCGAAGATGCCGAGCCTCCTGTTAAGAAATTGATTGACACTTTGAGTAGGGCAGGCAAGGCTGACGCACGTGGCGACTGGTTTAAATTTATTCAAGCATGGGATGATGCGAAGAGTAACATTACAGCAAGCCTTTTAACGATACAGGGAACCGCCGAAGGTGTTGTCATGGGAATGAACGATGCTTTCCGTGATGGTTTTAGATCATGGATGGATGATGCTTTGACCTTTGAGAATTTCTTTAAAAATATATTATCCCGCATGAAAAGCATGTTTTTTGACTTCATTGCTACGATAACTACAAACTCACTTATGGCGAAACTTGGATTTGTGAATGAAGATACCATGACATGGAGTAGAGGAATTGCAACTTGGAAGCAAAGCGGCGGATTGGGGGCAATAAAGAATTGGTGGAATTATAGATACCAAAGCCCAGATATAAATTCACTTGGCGATTTCCCTTCCGGTAGTATGGGGAAAGCCGTTCCATCAGATTTTTACGGCGGCGGTCGCATGGCAAAACCAGCCATTACTTTCAACATCACGAACGAAATACCGGGCGCTGAACTTGCCGTCGTTTCTGCTGAAACACAGGCTGATCGGACAGTGCTCAACGCTACAATGCGGCTGGCGGCATCGAATACCATGTTCCGGCGCACCTTCGTTAATCCCGGAGGTCGGTAATGGCCACTGCATTTCCGACACTTACCGGTTCGGCGCATTCTCCCCGCCCGCTTGAATACATCAATACGGCATCAGTTGACCCGACGATCCGCAGTCCAAAAGATGCTGGTTACGTTCAGACCCGTTCCCGGTACACGAGGATACCACGAACTCATCACGTCGTGTTCCGTGGATTGACCAACGCCGACAAGGAATTGATCAGAGACCACGAAATCGACCGTGGCGTCGGGGGTGCATCATTCACTTGGGTTGCGCCTGATCGTGTCACTACGCTCACTGTACGCTTCGCAGCGCCCGTTGTATATACTCCCTTTGAAGAAACCAATTACAAATTCTGGAATGTAGAGATGGATTTAGAGGAGGTCTGACGTGAAAACATTGTCCTCCGATATTACCAATCTCAAGAACCAACTTGCCGTCAGTGGTGCATGGCTTACCATCATGGGAATTTATTATCCACAAATTGATAGCCCAACTGTAGCATGGCAATATGTCAATGATAATTCTGATTTAACGATTGGATCAGAATTAGGTCCCGGTGAATATAGTAAATGGTTCAAAGCGGCATTCCAGGTGCAGCAAATTTCCGAAGAAGTTGGGATGTCATTGCCGAAGATAACAGTGACCATTTATGAACCCGAAACAATTCCTGAATATACAGTAAATCTCAAGGATGCCTTGCAATTATATGATGGATTAAGCGGTGGAATTGTGATTCTTCGCAGGGTATATAAATCAATCGCCGGTGTCGTTACCGATGTCGGCATCCGCCAAGAGTTCACTATCCTCGATGTAAGCATGGCGGATACAGTTATTTCTCTTTCAATAGGTATTGCCGATCCACTTGCACGTCGGTTCCCCCGTGATAATTATGGCGCTTTAACTTGCAGACATAAATTTATGGGCGGATTCTGTCGATATATAGACAATCTAATCAGAAATTCAGGTTTTGAAGATGGGTCGCAATATGCTCCAACATATTGGGTAAAATGGGGGCAACCACTTATTTATTCAAAGCGTGAAACTCCAGTAAAATATGGTACTTATAGTCTGCATATCCGTTCATTAACAGGAGTATATGCAGAGTCACATAATCAGGGAGCACAGCAGACATTTACGGTTAAACCGAATACTGCTTACACATTTTCGTGTTGGATATACATGCTCAATGTATATACAGCCACGGCAACGATCAGGATAATGACACGAGCAGATGGTCTACCATATAGTATAGCATATGCGGATAAGACTATACTAAATCAATGGCAACAGGTTTCGGTTACATTTACCACAGCGGCATCGCAGACTACAGCAACTATTTGGTTGGGCGGTATTGGTGAAGCCTATTTTGATGGAGTTTCTTTTGTTCCATTAATATCAGTTTGTACTCATACTCTCGAAGATGCGCCTGATGGTACTCCGGGTTGCCGGTCTCACAATAATTCTCATCAGTTTGGCGGCAGTCCAAACGCTGCTGAAGGCATATTCTATAGCAGGTAAGAACGATGGGTAATAGACAACGTGGTAATTGGAGAACCTTCTGGGGTGCGGCAAACGCCTTGCTTTGGGCTATTCCAGGACTTGGCGCGGGCGCAACATGGGTAACACGAGGTGTTTCTCTTTTAGCTGCTGGCGTAGGACAATATGTGATAAATGCTGTACTTCCCATGCTTCCCGGCAAAACCATCGATTCTCCTGCGTATTCATGGAAACACGAGCCGAATCTACCAGCTAATGCCGATATTCCCATGCCGATTGTTTACGGTAAGACACGGGTGAAACCGGTCATTAAATCTCGCCATGTCCGCTTGGTCGGCACGAAGCAATATCTTGATGTGTTATATTCGTTTACCGGGCATCGGGTGGATGAAAGGGTAATTACAGAATATGTTTCCGGGAATATGTATTATGCAGATATATCAGAAGTAACAATGCCTCAATATCCCGGAAGAACTTATAAATGTGTAATAACGCATTTCTTTCCCTCGCATAATCCATTAGAAGAAAATTCGAGATATTGGAAACTTGGTCATGGTACAGCTTACGACGCCGGTATCTCCGATATCACGATTGACAACAATCCCATTGAAAGTTATGTAACCGCAACGCCGGATGTATTCACATTTGAAGCGCGAGCTGGCGCGGCACAACAGGCATTTATCGCCGGATTTGAGACAAATTATGATAATTATCCGCAAGGAGTTGTAGTTAATACTCCAGAACCCCAAATTGCATTTAACGCGGCACATATCTATTTACAACAAGAAAGCGGTACTGGATTTTACCGAATTATATGGGATAGGCATGAACTTCTCTATTTTGGTACTGTTTATGTGATTGAAGCTGGTAATACGACTTTTGCGGCACTACCTTCGCCTTCATCAACAACTCCATTGCATGTTTTGTGGGTATTGGGAGAAAGTAAATATACATTAAGAAGTTATGCCGCAACAATACCCCCAACTGTTCCTGATGGCTATCATCTTGTAACATATTTTATTAGTTACACGCCAAACTATGCTTCAAAAAGTTATGTGGTCGATTCATGGACAAATTCCAGTATTACATTGAGCAATATTCACAATATTGAACTTGTTTTTGATTTTCCCCGGGGGTTATATAGTTTTGATTGGATAGTAAATGAAACAAGAAATATTACAGCGACAATTAAGGCAGAATATCGTGAAGTTGGAACTACACAATGGTCTTCTTTCGAGCAAATATTGAATTGGAAAGAAACTGGTATTACGAAAGCCTTTACATCCGATAAAGGATTATTTATTACAGCCAATAAAACAGATAGTTTTTCTATTTCTTGGTCGGCAAAGGAAAAAGATACTTATCTCGATGCAACAAAAAATTATGAGGTAAGAGTAGAAGCAATATGTCCAATCATAATTGAACTCGCCAACGTCGCAGGAGTGACCTATTCCTTGCCGGACAGCGATGGCGAATATCGACCCCATACCTATCCCGGAGAATGTCTGCTCGGCATCCGGGCAATGGCGACAGGCTACTTACAAGGCGGATTTGAGGTCACGGCGGTCATAGAGCGCTCCGAAGTTAAAGTAAGGGATGATACAGGCTCTTGGGTCGATAAAGCCGCTAATTGCCATGCTTGGGCTGTTTATGACATGCTCGTCAATGGTTGGTCAGGGCATCCTCAATACCCAAACATGAGCAATCTTGCAAGCGTAATCATGCCTGTTTACGGTTGTGGTATCGACCCTGATCGTATCGATTACGATTCATTTTTGGATTGGGAAGAGCACACATTTACCACAATGGGATTCCGGCTCAATACCGTATACGATACGACAATGACTATCTGGGATGCCATTTCCCGTATTTGTGAGGAGGGTCTGGCGGCAATTATTCCTATCGGCAGTGAGTTCCGGGCACTTGTTGACAGACCTGCGATATCCACAGAGATAAATTCCCTGTTTGGCATGGGTAACATCAATGAAGGCACATTCCAGCAATCATGGGTTGACCGGAGTAAGAAAGCAAGGAGTATCGAGGTATCGTTCGCTAATGCCGACCGAACTCCCGCATATACCGAATCTAAATTCACCGTGAGAATACCTGAATGGGATACGGCGGATGAACAGGACAGCCCACTTTCGATGACTCTTTACGGAACCACCGATTATATTCAGGCTCTTGCAATCGCTCAATACCGCTTGAACTGTAATTATTTGTTGTCTCAAATGATAACCTTCGAGACCGATGTTGAGGCGATGGAACTTGAAGTCGGCGATGTGATTCCTGTTCAGCATGATATGCTTATCGGTTCTGGTGGACGACTTGCGGATGTTGTTTATAATTTAATCGTTAATTCAAGTTTCGAGACTGAAATAATATCACCCTGGATAAAATGGGGTTTACCTGCAATAAATGAGCGGTCTGCAACTCAAAAATATTATGGTGCTTATAGTCTGCATACACGTTCTTCTTCACCTATTTATGAAGTATCGCATAATCAAGGAATGCAACAGACATTTACCGTAAAGCCGAATACGACTTATACACTTTCATGCTGGATATACATGATTGATCTTTATATAAGTACCGCCACGATCAGGGCAATGACCTTTGTAACTGGTTCTACATACAAAACTGCATATGCAGATAAAACTCTATTGAATCAATGGCAAAGAGTATCTGTATCTTTTACTACTGGTGCGACACAGACGACTGCTACAGTTTGGTTGGGTGGAGTGGGTGAAGCCTATTTCGATGGAGTGATGGTAAGTCCTAGAAATGAATTACCTGCTTATATGGAAGGTGTAAAACTTACACTCGATAAAGCCATGACAACTGTTTCTTTGCCGACCATATATGAATTGGATATAGTTACTAAAGATGGTGGAATTGAAAGAAAAAGAGGAATAACAAGCGGAAATATGTCGGAAGGCGGAACAGTAATAACATTTGGCACATCATGGATATGGACATATTATCCAGAAATCTATGATTCTTACGCATTCGGCGAAGGAAATCCCGATAGCAATGATCTGTCACTTGCTAGTTCTGTAAAACTTTTCCGTATCATGTCATTGATGGTGAACAGTGATTTTAAATTTGAAATTGTAGCGATGGAATATGATGCGAATGTTTATAAAATTAATGCTGCTGATTCAACAAGTGAAAATATATCTCTTGAGGGTCTTGCTAAAATAGCCCCCAATCTGGATGAACCGGTTATAGTGACTTTCCCGCGTGCAACGTCAGTAACATTGCAGGAAGTAGTTCAATATAATCATCTCGCTGGCAAATATGATTCGAGCATCGTTGTTAAATTTGCGCCGCCGCCAGATGCGCAGAATGGCGAATATGAAGTGAGTTGGCGTGATGTCGATGCCGACGACGGGCAGATTGAAGGCGTTTGGGAATTAGGCGATGGATATGATGTAAATGCTATTGTCGAAAAGGATGGAGTCGTCTATATTAGTGATAAAAGCGGAAATACATCGGAACCATATTTATAAATTTAGGAGGTAATAAAATGCAGATAATGACAACCATGCGAAAACCAGAGGCGTCACTTGCAATAAGATTTTTCGGCGTTGATGGTACATTCATTGACTATGGCGTCGTGAGCAGACGATGTATCACCGATGATTGGGTAGAATTACTTACTGATGTCATGCAGGGTTTATCGGGTGATTTAACTACCTTTTGTAATCATGACAGCGGTACAGGCACTGATCCGGAAGATGCGACTGATTCTACTTTGCAAACTCCATGCGGAGAAGCCCGTGATATTGGAACTCAAACCGAAGGTTCAGCAGCAAATATCTATAAATCAGTAGCAACACATACTTATGCCGGTGCATTCAATATTACCGAGCATGGATTATTCAATGATGATGATGTTCTTCTCGACAGAAGTGTATTCACCGCGAAATCAGTTGGTATTGGTGATAAATTAGAATTTACTTATGAAGTATTATTCCCATCGGGAAGTTAATCTAGGGAGGATAAAATGGCATTCTTGACAGGATTAACTCTCGATAAACTGAGTAAGCTATTCGAGATAACCGAAGGCAGCGGCGACCGTACCACGGACAGCAACGAAGCGATAAGCACAAAAATCGGTACACCCGCAGATACCGATGTCAGTACCGATATTGCTAATGTACAGGCGTCGGTGGACGCTATACCAACGACTGCTCCGGTTGTTTCAGCTACAGCCTGCACGACCAACGGGGTGATTGTTGAAGATGGAACCAGCGGAACGCCTAATATAGTTAGTGTTGCTCCTTCAGGTACAACCAACACTTTTGGAGCATGGACGGAAATTGATGCCTCCACTTCTGCGAATAGTTGGTTGACGTGTGTAACAGACGCTATCGATGGATTAGTAGGAGACATAAAGAGCGTGATTGAAATTGGGATTGGGGGAGCTGGCGCTGAAGTGACAATATGGAGAAAATCTTATCAGGCGATTTTTGGCGCATCTGAATCATTTAATACCATGAACTTCAACTTGTCATTACCGAAATATATAGCATCAGGTACGAGGATTGCCGCCAGAGTATCGCAGACTGGACCTGGTACTAATGCTCATTTAATGAGTATCCAAAGATACCAATCCATTGAAACATAAGGAGATACAAAAATGCAAACATTTAAAATAACTTGCACACTCACCGACGATCAGGTTGCCCTGCTGGAACAGGCATTCATCGATTCCGGCATCACAGTGGCCGATTACTTCCAACGGTTTTGGGACGGTTACACAGCCGAAGGTATCCAGATGGACGGGGCGGTCTGGGCGCAGACAAGGCAATATCTCAAAGAAACGCTTCAGACTGAAATCGCCAATGACGCAACATTGAGCAAATCGCAATAAGGGGTTAATTATGATTTCCACATTGCGCCACAAGAAAAACACAGCCTTGACTCTCGTCTTCCCCCTTGCCGACGCCGATGGGCAGCCCATTACCGGGGCGGCTGGACTGGATTCCGAGCGGTCGCAGGATGGCGGCGCTTTTGCGGATTGCACGAACGAGGCTGCGGAGATAGGCGTGACCGGCTGGTATACACTGGCTCTTGAAGCCGCTGAATTGGACTATACTTACATTGCCATCCGCGTGCAGACAAGTACAGCCGGTATAGCGCCCTGTCATTTCATGGTACAAACCTATACCGAGCCGCTCGATGATGCCAATACCGAACTTGCGGCAATTCCTACCACAACCGGTGGACTTCGGGAAATGGTGCAATTCCTATTCGAGTATTTCAGAAACAAGCGCGAAGAAATAGCGGCTGCCGAAACACTTTACAAAGAAGATGCTTCCACGCCGCTTGGTTCCCGGACATTGGCTGATGACGGAACCACATTTGTCAGGGGTGAAATGAACTGAACATGAGACCACCTATTAGTGAAGAAACGCGGCTGAAAATGAGGCTTGCTCATTTAGGGAAGAAGCGTTCAACCGAAACTATGAAGAAAATGTTTTAGGAGTCCTTAATGCCAATTGACGCTGTTGAGAAACGCCGATGTGTTGCATATAATATGCCGACGCCGGATGGAGTAATTTCCATATTCGATCGCAGGCACATTGCAGGCAATTATCGTGGTATGCCGATACCTGTGGCATTATCAGGCTCGATGACGCCTACCGGTTCGCTTTCCGTTCTTGCTACCTATAAAATGGCTCTTGATGGTTCCATGACGCCTACCGGCGGATTAAGCACGAAGCAATTTCTGTCTTTGGGCGGTAGTATGACGCCTGTAGGAAGTTTAACGCCTGTTGCTACATGGGTTATCAGTATCGGCGGCAGTATGACTCCCAGCGGTGGCATCACATCAATTAATAATCCTGACTGGATACCTATCGATGACCGCTTGCGCTGGATGGGTGAGTGGATTGCCACATATGTCTACACCGTCGGCGATGTCGTGATGTATAAGACCGCCGAAGGGAATTATCATGGTTGGTTGTCTCGCACTACTCATAACGTGGGGAATATCCCTACGACGGCTTACGCTCATTGGGCGCGTATCGTTCAAGCAAAATGGAAGCGATAGATGAGAACACGGAATAATACAGTCATCATTACAGGGGCTGACCTGTCACCGGGGCATGAGTACGAAGTTGTGGTGCAAGCAGTCAGTTCACAAGGTCTTCTGCAATCGCCAGATGATAGTCCCCGCAATTCGATTCTCATCAAGGGCAAGGAAACGACGCCTTCACAGCCTTCTAGCCTGACCGCAACCGGCGGTATCGCCAAGATTTATCTTTCTTGGGATGTCCAGACTGATAAAGACTTCGATGTCATGGAAGTCTGGGCGTTGGCAACGGATAATCTTGCGCTTGCCGTCAAAATCGCCGAAACCAAAACTACCACTTTTACGGATAATATTGGGTCTACAGGGCAGACGCGGTATTACTGGTTGCGTGCCCGGAATACTAGCGGCAAGACATCGCTTTTCTATCCCGAAACCAATGGTGTAAATGCAACCACTACCGGAGTTGAAGCGACTGATATTGAAGATTTTGCCATTGATGCGACCAAGCTATTTACGAATACCATCATCCTTACCGCGGATGTTTGGTCGAATAACACCCCGGTCGCCGGGCAGATCACATGGAACACGCATTATCTCGTCTACGGGGGGGCTTACTATCGGGTGACGGGAAGCTCCACGGCGCTCCGGTACGTTTATTGGGATGTCGGGCATACGGCAGGGTCTGGGACTGTCGCCGATCCTTACATCACAACCTACGGAACCACAGCCACCTATACTGCCGCCACCGACCGATTCGTAGTCGTTGTCAACGAGTCTGGTGTCGTTCAGAAGGTATGGAATGCCAGCGCAAATATGGTCATCGGCAGTGCGTTCATACTCAATCTATCTGTGGCTAAACTCGTGGCTGATGCCACATCTACCAATGAATTTGTGTCTAATACCGCACAAATAAAAAATGCAATTGTAACCGATGCAAAAATCGACACTCTTACAGTAAGTAAACTCACCGCAGGAACGATGTATTCTAAAACCTTTACTTTATTATCGAATGGTACAGGCGATTGCTTTATAAATTCAGGGAAAAGCGACTTCACTAATGACGATACCGGATTTATCATGGGTGTGGATGACAGCGATTCTGATAAACCAAAATTCTATATCGGCAGTTCCACCAACTATTTTAACTGGACTGGGACGGCGGTAGCAATTAAAGGCAGTATTACCATTACAGGGGGATCAGGTATCGCCTCACTCACCGATGCTGGAGATTTGGCAACAAAAGATACTATAGCAGCTACGGATTGCGATACCACCATCATTGATGGCGGGAAAATCATAACAGGATTACTCACGGCAGACAATATTCAGGCGGGAACACTCACCGGACGTGTTGTACAGACGGCGGCAAGCGGACAAAGAGCGGTAATGGATATTACTGACAACATTTTCGCATTATATGATTCTGCCGATGATATGGTAATAAGAATTGATGATGATTTACCCGGATTGACAACTTCTCCTTGTATTATTTTAGGTGATGCTGGCGGTGGATTTATTCGGGTAGCTATTGATGCCTTGTCTGATTTAACTCCCGATCAATATACGGATATTGGTGATGGGCTTGTCGAAATCAAAAGCAATGAAGCAAGTCCGGCGCAGGCTCTATGCCAAGCGAATCACATTGGAACTGGAGATGCCACTCTTTTTTTAGGGGCTGATAATTCTTCTACTGTTTTTGACGTGCTAACAACCGGAATTCTCCATATTTTGAATACCGTCCAAATAACAGGTGCATCCGGCGGAGCCGTCGCAGCACATACTGGTGCAGCATATAAAGCACTTACTTTATCAGGTCTGAATATAGATTTTGATATTTCCGGCTCGACTCTGGCAAGTCTTGATGCTTCTGGAACATTTGATGCCGTGAAATATAAGGTTAATGGAGCGGCAGGTGCAAATTTTAACGGCGCGGTGACTAATATCACGGTGGTTGATGGATTGGTTACGGCGGTATCATAAAAAATGCCAGCGTGTTTCGGTCGGGTTATTCCCTCCTACTTTGCGCTGGCATCCGGTCGTGTTCGCTTCGCTGCGGGCACTGGGGGGTTGGGGAAACTACATGGATTTAGAAAGTAATATATAGAGAATAAATTAGTTGTCAAGTAGAAAATAGAAGGGCGGTTGATTATGAATGAGCTTATAAAAAAGGCTAATGAATTACAAATAGCCATGCATTCTGACCATATTACTGAAAATTTTCTCTGGTCTGAAATCGTATGCCCCTGTTGTGATAC